ACTATCCTTATTTTCAAACCATGCTTTTACCTGTTCCGCCGTCATTCGATCAACCTGTCCGGACTTATCATTAGCAATTCCGAAATCTTCAAAATGATACATTCCCTGGTAAAGGGCATCAATAATTGCATCAACTACATCAATTTTTAATGTTGCCTTAGCCTTGTCGACTTGAATACCAATCTTATCTTCTACAATTTCAGCATTAATCAGCGCCTTTTCCATGATCTTATCGTCAAGACGGGTAATATTCCCTTCAACAAATATTTTCTGAAGAAACTTAGTTGGGTCCTTTAACTCGGATGTTCGCTGACGAATAGATTCTAATGGATAATCCGTATTAATATCCATTTGTTTAATTGCAGTGGTTGCTCCCCAGGCGTCATAGCCAAAGAAGATAACTTTAAGATGATTTTCATCAACATAATTTAATAACCAGTTATAAACTTGTTCGTCATTGATTAAGCCTTGCGGGTGACTTGTAATTGTACAGTACCCTTCATCTGCTAATTGACGATAATTAATACCATCTTGTTTTTCTTTAGCCTCAATTGAGCCTGCTTTATTCCAAGGGATAAAACTATGCTGCTCAACGTGCCATTTTTGCTTGCCCTTTTCATCTTGATAGGGATAGACAAATGCAATAGCTGTATTATCACTAAACATCGAATAGTCAAACCCAATATATACTTCACGTCCTCGAATATCGAAACGCGGAATAATCGCCCTTTCAATATCATCAAGTTTTAAGAAGCTATCTGCTGACTGTTGCATCCAAATATTCATTGATTTATTTTGGAAACCTAACATATTACCAGTTAGCATATTGTTGTCTCTTTCAGTTTGTAAATCTAAAACGAACCGATCACGCTTTCCTGGCATATCCATCAATGGGTTAGATTTAGACCAGGTTTCTGGCTTAAATACTTCATTTTCATCGTCCTGACACCAGTTCAAGACAAGGTAAGCATCCCCCTGTCGCAAATAATCGGCTTCCATTAAATTTTGAACTCGTTTTTCATCATTATGAAATGGTACTGATGGATTATCATAGGCAGTCGAAATTTGAATAAATTGCTTATTAGTAACATCGAGCTGTCCGGAAGTAATCTTTGAGATTTTACTATTATCTCCCACTTCCGGATCCGCAAATTCATCGCCAATTGCAGTTTTGAAGTGGAAAGAGTCATATTGCCCCGACTTGTAAGTTACTGCTAATAAGCGACTGCCGGTTTTACTCATTACAATCTGGTCTGACTGTGATGAAAGTGTCTTAGGATTAATTCCTAATTCTAGAACTAATTGACCAAATGGCGGAACTTCCATAAGGTATAGGAGCATCTGCTTGATATACCCCATCAGTTTACTAGTTTGTTTATAGTTAATAGAACTAACTAAGAAATCTTGCCCTGCTTCATTAATAGCCTCAATCAAAAAGCTATAGATGGTTACGATTGACATTAGGTATGTTTTACCGTTATGCCGTGCAACAGATAAGATTGCTCGAGTGAATCGCTTATCTCCTTTACTATCACGCCATCCAACAAGCATTGCTAAAACAAATTGCTGCCACCCCATTAATTTAACTGGTTTTCGCGTTTTAATTTCCGGACAAACTGAGGCAAATTTCAAAATATTTTGAACCTCGCTTATATCGTAATGATAAGGAAAATCCTTGGTATCTTGACGTTGCATATCGCGTAAGTGTCTAAAACATGCTAACTTAATTTGATATCCGGTAATATATTTGCCATCCAAAACATCAAAGCAATATTTAGTACCAGCATCCTGATATTCTTTTTTTACATTACTAAAATCAGTAGCCTGGTATGCACCAAGAACATCATGAGTTTGAGTTAAATCTATTTTCACTTTCTCACTTCCTTTTAGCTACTATGCAGAGTATAATATATATAGAAACAAATGAGGTGTTATTAATGCCAACTAAACAAACTCAGTACAATAAAAAATGGGTAGATAACCACAAACAACGCGCAAAGTATTTAAGTGACCGTTCTAGATCGCGCTCATTTATTCGTAATCAAGCAACTTTAGATGACATCGAAGAATTCACTAAACTATTAGCAAAACGGAAAGAAGAATTACAATGACTTACGATATTAAAGCAATCAAGAAAAATGCAGAACACTTAGGAAATGCCTATTTCGATGATGAAGATAAGCTCCTTTTAATCGACCACTCTACACTGCTAAAACATAACCAATATGAGGTCATAAAATACGAGGATATTATGTATTGCTATGTTGATGAAAGCGATGGTATACAAGCATCCAATCACTCATTAGGATATGCTACGCTGGGCGCAATGGTTGGTGGCTTTTTCGGTGCAATGGTTGGAGCTGCTGCCGGCAAACAACAGCGAAAGGTTATTACTGAAATACAAGTTCAAGTAATGACAACTGATCAAAAAGAACACTATATTGATTGTGTAAAGCTTCCTGATGCCAAATTAAACGACATTCATTATTCTACTGGGCAAGCTATCGGAAGTAAGGTTGAAGAAATCATTCAAGATAATTTGTAGCAAAAAAGCAGTAATCCAGCGACTACTGCTTTTTATTGTTACTGAAAAATTCTTGAATACTCTTAGCAGTTGACCCTTCTTCTTTTTTACTATGAACAGTCTTGAATAATTCTGCTCTTGATTTTGGTGATAAACCTAACTGAATGCCAATTGTATTAAGCATTTGAGTAGCATCTTTTAACCTGCCAACTGCAGGATTCTTTTTCCAGCCAACAAAATCCTTGCCAATTACTTTTCCTGTTTGAACATCCTGCAAGGAACGATATATTTTTTGCTGTGCTCCTTCCTTTTGTAAGGTATCATAAGCATTTCGATATTCTTGGTATTGAACGCAATATTGTTCAACCAACATTGAGTCAATTCGCTGAACTCTGTTAGTTGCTTCTAAAAAGGGCACTACTTTTCGCCAGCATGTCTTTGCAATTGGTGTTAAATACTTAGGTGGACTATAGGATAAATGACCGTTATTTTGCTGATAGAATGCATGTTTTACCATTATTTTTCACCTCTTTTGCTACAATTCTGCGTCCTAATGAATTGCTTTTGACCCCCCTAAGCAAAAATTTAAAAATTACTGCGCATCACAAGAAAATTGTTCTGTGTGCTGCTCTCCTCACCTGACCGTACCCGGGGGGATGTTTTATTTTTGGTGCATTAATAGAACGATTTTAGAAATTTCTGATATTTCCGGAACATTTTTCATTTCCATTCCTTGACCAGTTCCATAATATTCTTGCTCCCATTTTGTTTTTAAGCGGTGGCATTTATTACAGATAGTAGCTAAATTCCTACTACTAGCCATCAGCTTATGATCAAATGCAATAGGAATAATGTGATCAACCGTTTTGCTATTTGGTGTAAGCTTACCGATAACCTTACAATATTGGCATAGGTAATGGTCATGGTTTAACACCGATTGTCTTAAGTCAACCCACTGTTTGCTTCGATAGAACTTATACTGTTCACTTCTATTATCATTACGATTACGAGTAACAGTGTTATAGTAATGGTTATACTGTTTTTCTTTATGCTTATACTGTTCACTATGTTTACGTGCCCATCGTTGTCTATTGGCAAGGTACTGCGCTTCATGTTCAAAGTGTTTAGGACAATAATGATTAGGGAACTGAACCATTGCATGACAGTTAGGTTGTCTACATCTTCTATACCTTGGCATTGGTAGCATCCCCTTTCTAGTCTTATGTATGAAGGCAAAATAAAAGACGGTAGCCATTTGCTATCGCCTTTATTAAAGCTAAACTTTCAGCAATCCTAAAATAAATATAACAAGCATAGTAACTAGCATTTTAGGAAATATGAATACTATGCCCAGTACCAAAGTACCTGCCAAAGCTGAATAAAGTATCTTACACATAAGCAATTGCTCCTTTAATAATAAATTTGATGGCATTTTTGTCATCAATTTAATTTTCACCTAAAAAGGTTAGTTGCTGGGCAATCACTCAAATTTATCAAAAATTGTAATTTTCAGTAAGGTTTCTATTTGGTTTGATATATTTTCTTCCAACGTTGGTCCCCAATATATATCTACTATATAATACAAACTACCTAATCAGTACCAGTTCAATTAAAAAGCCAGCCGTAAAGACTAGCTTAAGATAAAACTACACTAATTACTATAAAGAGGAGCGTTCATCTCCCATCATAGTTAAATTTGCCGTGATAAAGCCGAGAGGTGGATTCAAACCACGCTTTTGTCACACGACCAAGTGTGCCCATCTTGGACCTCAGCTAAGCAGTGCGGCTCGTAAAGCACTGCTATATCACGATATTAAATGTACGGGTGAAGAAAGCAGCCACCTTAATGACCTCCTTTCTTCTTAATCATCGTGATAAAGCGAACACTGAGAATCGAACTCAGCAGGTAGC